AGTTGGAGAAGCCGTCTCTCAACGTGGCCAGATAGTCCGGAAGTTGTGATCCTTTGAAGTGTCTCACAATGCATGTTTGGGTTTTGAAAGCATCTAGTGGGATCTTCACCATAGTAGGACCATTAATCGTATCCACGATCTTGGAACGGCAGAAAACAACCTCATGCGGTGCAAAGGCGATGTTCTCTACCTTTATTCCAAGGCCCATAAGGTGCATCCTTCGGACCCAGCTGCGGAACAGTGGGAAAGGGCCGCGAGGATTGTCCAGGTCGTCGATGGTAGCTACCAGCTCCGGCGAGATGAACATAAGAGTATCATCGCCGTCGCAGTAGAACTCGAGTGACCCGTCGTAATAACTCGTCCTCGCGGCTGCACGTAGGGCAGCGATCATAACAGTCTTGTTGCCGCTGGATGTCCCAGCAGTGCCAGACGACCTGTTCAGCTTCAGTTCACCCCTCAACTCGCGGTGCCACAGCTTCAGATTATTCTGTTGCTGCAATACCCTCTTGAGCTGAGGTTCAGCTGCTCCCATCCATTTGGCATACCGCCACACAGCATCCCGCTCTCGCTTCGCAAGCTCACCGAGTGAGCCATCGAAGGATTCGGCGTCGATGGAAATGCACGCCCAACCAGGGCGAAACATAGTGGTGACGTCGCGGGCACGCTGTTGGAGGCTGCGTCCTGACGCGAACTGCCTAGAGCCAGATGGATTGGTTAGGTCATGCAATCCTTCCTCCACCATGAGTCTGATAGGAAGCTCAACCAAAATGGGAGCAGGAAGGAACCGCCCGGTAACGGGGTGGCGCATGTACTGTGGTATGATCGCTCGTGGACGGCCGCGTTTGTCTTCGATGTCTGGGGCGCATCTTTCGCCCCATTTGTTCATAACGCAGCCGACCGATTGGATTGGATATTCGGTGGCCAAATCAAGCGCTTCGAGATACAGGGCCTTTTGGGCTCCTGTATAACGCTCTGGAATGTCGGCCCAGCTGAGGATCTTCTTGTGAGCGGTGGTGTTGTGAATTTGCCGGTACAATTTACGCAGCTCTTCATCATACACTCTTAGATACCGCTCAGGAATCCTCTTGGGCCTCTCCGGGTCACCAAATCTCTGCCTAATCTTGAGGGAG